GCCGATGCAGGCGCCGATGAACGTGCCCGCGCCCGTGATGATGGTCGCAGCGGTGACGGTGTCGGCCCAGCCAACGGCGTTGCCGACGGTGAGCGTCAGCGTCGCGAGCGCTGGGCATACGACCAGCCCGACCCATTTCAGCACGTCGTACGCCTTGTCGGGCAGCAGGTACTTGTTCTCTTCTTCCATCTCTCAATCCTCCTCTACATGCGCGCTCATGATCTCCTGGTAAAGCTGGGTGCCCGTGCCGTTCCCACCTAAGTCGTGGTAGGCGGCGTAGACGCTGGTGGCCTGCTCCTTCACCCGCACTGGGCACGAGCGACCGGCCACAACGTAGTCGCGGTGGTAGTCGATCAGCTGCTGGCGCAGCAGCGCCCTCATCCCTTGCTCCATCGCCCTGTCATGGGCGGACTCGCGCTTCACGGCGCCCTTTATGCAGACGATCAGCCCGCCCACCACCGAAGCGAGCAGAGGGGAAACTACCCAGCCGACCAGCTGGCTTGCCTCGATCAAAGGCTTCACCTCCCTTCCAAACCAGGCAAGAAAAAACGGGCACGCGCCAAAAGGCAACGTGCCCGTTTCTCTTTATGCCCCAGGGGTCACCCGGCTGCTTTTACCCGCACACGCGCTCGATGAGCACGGTCGCGGACTCGATGCCGACTGCCGCGTCGGGTGCGAACGTCAGCGTCGCGTACGATCCGCCTATGCCGCTGACCACCGTCACGTAGTCGACGATGACGACATTTCCGCTGACCTCGTACGTAATGCCTGATTGGAGCGTTACAGCCTTGGACTCGGAAAGCTGGGATACGGAATCACTAATACACCGCACGTTCGATCACGAGAATAGACACACTCGTGCTCAGCGTCATAGTGTTGTCGTCGTTGTACGCATTTACAAAGACAGAGTCAGCCGTCGCCGTAACCTTGACCGTGAGCTGCGTAAAGCCGCTTTGCGCTGATCTGCCTATATCGGTCTGAGAATGCAGAACGGATATAGCGTTTCCTGCTTTCACCTTGAAAGGGAGAGGAATCTCTTTGGTCGATCCAGAGTTTGGCGCAACTCTCCCGGTTCCGTCTGTCGTCCAAGCCATTCGCAAACCATCGGGGAGCGTCGTCACTGTCCAGTAGTCTTTTGCTTCGGTCTTAAATTGGGATACGGAATCACGATCGGATGTAAAGCACGGTCGCGTAGCCGATCGAGCCTCTCCACGTGTTCTTGTTGAAGTTCATCCATGTGCAGGTGAACGTGCCATCTCCGTTAAGCGTTGCCCTCATCAAGCCGAAAGACCAATCGTGATTGGTGTTCGTCTCCACGATTCCAACGGGCGTGTATCCTGCGAAATTTTTGAGCGTTCCGCTGTATTCAAGAACATTGCCAGATCCAACATCTGAATTTGGGCTTGTGTATTTCACCGTCTTGAACAGCGGTCGGGATACGGAATCCCGGATGGCGCTGATGCTCTCGGCGAGCTGGCTGTTTGACTTCAGCCCACCAACCAGGACGACAGGCTCTGACGGTGCAAGCCCGACGATCGGGACGCGGGCGATCGCGACATACGCCTCGGCATCGCCGTTCAGGATCGACCCGCCGCCAAGCTCAGGATCGGAGGCGGCGCCTGTGGTCGGGGTGCCGGCAACGACCTCTACGGATACGCTCTCGATGCCGCCCTCCTGCTTGTAGTGCAGGGCCACAAGGTCGTTGCGGTTGTAGCCGGTGGTGCCCACTGCGACGTCGATGTCCTCGCCAGCGCCCTTGATGCGGACGTGCCTGCCCTGCATCAGCAGCTCGCCCGCCGCGATGTGCAGCGTGCTCGCCGTCTTCATGGCCATGGAGCATCCGCTCAGGATGTACGTTCCGTCACCTAGGGTCACGGCGTTGAGCGCCCCGAAGTCCTCGCTGTCGACGTGGTCAGTCCCGCCGCGCCCGGTGATAAGCTCTGCCATCTTTGCTCCTTACATCTTCCCATTCTTGATCACAGCATCCCCCGCCTCGTAGGAGACGGAGAGGCCGTTTGCCTTGTACGACGCTATCTTCTTCTCGATCGGCACCGATACGCTTGTGTCCGTGACGCTGTCGTAGCAGCTCACGACGTCGCCGATGAAAAGCTCGTCAGCGCCCAGGTCGCTGAAGCTCGCCTCGGCGAACACCTGGTACTCCTGCAGCTTCTCGATGCCCTTCTCCTCCAGCTCGGACTCCTCCGCGCTGCTGTAGTCGTAGACCTCCGCGCGCTCCATCGCGCCCTTCAGTGTCTGCACCTTGCCGACCTTGCCCGCCGCATCGGCGTATAGGTGCAGGACGGTCCTGGCGGCCAGCTCGCCTTTCCCCAAGCAAACCAGATGGTTCACCGGCAGGGTGTGGCGCTCCACCTTGGCCTTTCGCATGACGGTCCTCTTCCTCTCGGGCGCGACTGTGACCGCCCCTCCGACGCAGACGATCCGCGGGGCCATGCCTACGCTGGCCATGACGGCGCAGATCCCTTCATACGCTGTGCAGTAGCGGTTGAGCCTGAGGCTCCTCACCACGACGCCGGAGGAGGACTTGGGCGCAGACATGACCGATCCCAGGCCGACGCGGCCTATAAGGGAGGCGACCACGGCATTCAGCTCGCCCGACACGGTCAGGTAGTCCTGTCCGCCGTCGGGGGACAGCACCTTCGCGGCGAGCATGCCGTGCCATGTCATGCCCCCGTAAACGTGTTGGCGCTCGTCAGGGTCCGCGCCGAAGTCCGTGACGAGGCCGCCGTGCTCGGTGCCGTCGACGTAGACGTATCCGCCGCACTCCAGTCGCTCGCTGCCCTCAGGGAGGCGCAGCTCGAAGTCGTTCTCGTCCTTCCCGTACGCGAACTCCATGCTTGACGGGAGGACCATGCGCACGTCGCGCAGGTCCTTGTCCGCATGGACCGCCGCGATCATCGCGTCCTCCACTCAGGCTCGCTGCGATGCTCGACGAGCACCACGTCGAACATCACGTCGCCCCTGCTCGAAACCGCCTGGATGCCGCTCGGGACCTTCTCGAAGATGTACGAGCCGCTTCCCTCGCCGCCTGGTATGCGCTTCGGGAACACGTTGGTGCGGTCTCCGTACTTGCCGACAAGCTCCGCAGTCATCGCCTCGGTGTCGATCTCGACGTAGGCTCCGTCGGGTACGGACACCTTGACGCCGTACTCGTTGCCCGCGACGGTCACCGCAGGGTTCTCGCATGGGCCGTAGAAGCGGAGCACGATGTCAGCGGCCGAGATGCCGCCGTTGTCGATAGTCCTGCTGCGCGCGTCGGAGACGGAGAAGTCGAACGGGAAGTCGAACGGGAAGTCCAGGCTGCCCGTTCCTCCCCCGTCGCTCGGCTCGAAGTGGTGGACCGTCTCCCTGCGCCACACGCGAGACGGGACGAGGAGCGTCATCTCGCACTCGAAGAACCTGCCGTCCATCCACCAGTTGTCGGCCTCCCTGGCCACCACGTAGCAGCCGAGCCGCCACCCGTTGACCTCGACGGAGCCCGGCCTTCCGTCCGCTATGTCGCATTCGGCTATGTCGGCTATCCTGTCGCGCCATGCCAGGCCCTCTTCCTCGTTCGCCGCCGCAACGCCCACCTTCAGCGCGACCTCGTCAGGCTCCCTGTAGAAGTAGGGGATCGCGTACGACGATCCCGCCTCGTACTTCCACTCGGAGTCCCGCAGATTGCACTCGAAGAGGTTCAGCGCGTCGTCGGCGCCTCCGAACTCGATGCTCTGGCCCCTGTTGTTCGTGTACTTGACCGCCAGGTTCATCGCACACCCCTAACCAGGCGGCCGAACTCCCTGCTGTCGATCCTCACGGATACCTCCCTGTCCATCTTCCGCTCTATCCTGTCGAGCCTCTGGTTCACGCCGTCGAGCCGCAGCGTCACCTCCTGGATGCCCTGCATGAAGGCCTGGCCCAGAAGCGCGTACTGCGTCGCGGACTGCATCGCGAGCTCCGCGCGCGCCTGGTCGATGTCGAGGTCGAGCGTAGACATGCCGTCGACCTCGCGCGCGATCAGCTGCGCGAACGGCCTGGCGTACCGCTCGTTCGTCAGAGGCACGATGGCCTCCGCCCCGTCCTCGCCCACGATGTCGAGCGGGACCGCCTTGGTCGCAATTGCGCCGTGGGCATGGAAGCGCGGCACGAAGCCGCCGTCCGCGTGTGGCCTGATGCCGCCCTTCGCGTTGCCCGTGATGCTGTGCACGACGTTGGTGACCGTGTTGGTGATGCTCTTGCCGACAAGGCTGCCGATCGCGCTGACCGTGTCCCAGATGCTTCTGGCCGCGCTTCCGTCGGCGGCGTTGCCGCTCACGCTCGCGTTGACGCTCTTGTCGTGCATCCTGTCGACGGAGCTGTTGGTGTTGTCGACCTGCCCTTTCGCCTGGCCGTTAGAAGCGTTGCCGTTGACGTTCGCGCTCGCCTGCTTCGACACCAGCGCGGTGCCGTTCCAGACGTAGTTGTGGCCCTGGGCGTCGGTCAGGCTGGCGTCCTGGACGATGGCGGTGCCGTTCTTGTCGACCAGCGCGGTGCCGTTCCATGTGTAGACGTTCCCCTGGGCGTCCGTCAGCTCGGTGTCGTAGATGTACACGCCGCTGTTCTTGTCGAGCATCGGCGTGCCGTTGAATGCGGTTATGGCGGCTATCATCTGGTCGGTGTTGCCGTTGCAGCTCTGGGCCAGCGCCGACAGGTTCTCGCTGCCGATGCTGTTGAGCTCCTCGACGGAGACGCCTGCCTCGGCAAGCGCCTGGCTGAAGCTGGAGATGTCGACGTTCACGGACGAGAAGACCTCGCCGAGGTTCATCCCGTTCAGCGCGTCGCGGATCCCTGCCGCGCCCTCGGCGGCCTTCCTCTTCGCGTCGTCCATGCCGACGCCCCATTCGGCTAGCTTGCCTACGATGGATGCGGAGGTGCCGTCGTACGCGAGCGCCAGCTCCTGCAGCTGGTCGCCCGTGAGGTTGCCAAGGTCCTCGACCGACACGCCGAGGTCGCGGAGGTCGTCCTTCAGCTGGCCCAGGCCGTTCGCGCCCAGTTTCTTCTGGAGTATCTGCGTGAAGGTCCCGTCGAGGCTGTTGCCCCACTGGTCGAACGCGTCCGCGCTCTCGCTTGCCGACTTGGCGGAGTCGCCCATGGCTGCTGAAATGTCATCGAGGCTCTTGCTGGCGTTGTCGACGTTGCCCTTCAGCCCCGCTATCTCCTCGTCCACCTGCTGGGTGGCCATGCGCTGGCGGTCCTCGGCCGTGGTGGTGTCGGCGAACTTGGCGGCGAGCTGGTCCTCGGCCTCCTTGATGCGGTCGCTTCGGTGCACTACGGCATCGGCGTAGGCGCTCTCGGCATCGGTCTTCTGCTTCAGCACTTCGCTGTAGTTCGCCTGCATCGCGTCCATCTGCGCCTCGTGCTTCTTGGCCTCGATAAGTTCGTTGATGGAGTCATTCAGGCTCTTTGCGTTGCCGTCCTGGTCCTTGTACTTGTTGGCGGCTACGTCTGCGGCGCTGATGCTCAGCCCGAACTGATCGTTCACCGTCTTGAGCGCCCATTCCAGGCGGCCCTGGCTCTCGGCGGAAAGGTCAGTCTGCCCCGCAAGCGACGTGATGATGCTCTGCGCGGCGGTCAGCTCGCTTATCTGGCTCTGCGCGGCCTGCGTGTTCCTGTTCATTGCATCGACGTGCTGCGCCGTCGATGCGTTCAGGTCGTCGACGCTGACGTGCGCGTCCTCCGCCTTCTGCGCAACGTCGCCCAACGTGCCGGAGTAGCTTTGCAGCCCAACGGTGTCGGCGGTTGCCTGGTTGAGCCCCTCGGTGGCCTTCTTGGCGTTCTCCGCCTTGGTCACGTAGTCGGTGACGGCCCCCGCGATGAGCCCCACAGCGGCGGCTGCCACGGTGAGCGCGATTCCCACGGGGCTGATGCTCTTGCCCAGGATCGCCGATGCCTTGGCGGCGGTGCTCGCGCCCTTGCCGAGCTGCCCCAGGCGCGCAGAAGCATCTGCGACGTAGCCGCCCACCGACTTGAAGCCGTAGAAGCCCGCAACGGCGGCTACTATCTGCGGCACCATCTGGAGCAGTGCCGAGCCCATCTGCTTAACGGTGGGCATTGCGCCTGACACGGAGGCGGCGACCTGCTTGAACACTCCCGTGATCGCCTTGTTCGCGCCCTCCATCACGCCGACGATGTTCTCAGAGCCCACAGCGTCGAGTACGGACGCAAGGCCCTTGACGACCGAGTTCTCGAGGTTGCTGAAGCTGGTGGCTATGCCCTGCGTGCCGAGCTTCGCCTGCTCGGAGAACGACGCGAAGCCGTTGCCGCCCTCCTTGTCCAGGCGTACCAGCGCGTCGCAGAAGTCGCTCATGGTCACGTCGCCGTGCTTCAGCGCCTCGTACAGGTCGTTGGCGCTCTTGCCCTGCCCCAGCATCGACTGCGCCACCTGATCGAGCTGGCCAGGCATCGCGGCCTGGATGCTTCGCCAGTCCTCAAGCTCGGGCTTTCCCTTGGCGAGCACCTGGCTGAACTGCTCGAGCGCCGCCTCCTGAACCTGTGTGCTGGCTCCGCCCGCGAGCAGCGCGTCGTTGAACGAGAGCATGATGTCGGTGGCCTTGCCCACGTCCTTCACGGTCGGGACGATCTTCTGCACGCTGGAGGTCATGGAGTCCAGGCGCGTGGGCAGCCCCGTCAGGTGGTCGCTCATCTTCTGGATGGAACTTGCCGCGTCGTCGGCGCTGTAGCCGAGCGACTGCATGACGCGCGGGAAGTTCTTCATCGTGTCGACGCGGCTGATGGCGGAGTCCATCGAGTTGGCGATGACCCCCGCCGCCTTGCTGAACGCCTGGGCGAACAGGTTGCCGATGAAGCTGCCCTTGATCGCCGTGGCGAGCGACTTCTGAGTGCTCGCGCCGAGCGAGCCGATCGCCTTCTCGTAGTCGGAGGGATCGGCGGTTATCTGGATTACGACCTTTCCGTCGGACACTTAGACACCTCTAATCCTGCGGTTGCAGGCGGCCTCCTCCTCTGTCCTAGCCGGCAGCATCACTGCCATCTTCCGCTCGCGGAGTGCGCTTCGCTCATCCTTGCCGAGCCTGCCGTCCCCGAGGTCCGCCGCCCTTATGCTTATCGCCTGCACTATCTGCGCACGGTCACCTAGGCCGTTGAACAGGGCCATGAACCTGTGCCAGTGCATGGACGTGGCCTCGTCGGTCAGGTCGATGCCGTACTCGCGCTGGAAGTCCGCAGCGATCCTCGAGGCGTCGTACTCCCAGTCGAACAGCCTCTTGCCGCGCAGCCTGCGCTCCGAGCGCGTGGGAGGCCTGTCGGGGACGGAGGGGTCCCTGCGCCTCAGGAAGTCCATCGCAGCCTCCAGCGCGTCGTTCGGGTGGCGCATCGCCTCTTCGCGCGCCTCGCCGTGCGGGAAGGCGAGCGCCAGGACGGCAAGCGCCTTCCCGGCTGGGTCTGTGGACGGGTCGTCGAGCACCTGCCAGACGGTCATCCAGACGCGCCAGTCCGTGTTCACGGGAAGGTCCGCACCGCACACGTCGACCGAGCACGGCGCGCCCTCCGTTAGAAGCCCCACGGGTTACTCCTTGAGTTTGCTCGCCAGCTTGTCGGCGATGGATGTGATGGGCGTCTCCTGAGTGTCCGCCGCCTGCGTCTGCATCATGCCGGCGACCTCCTGCATGGCGGCGGAGATGCTGAAGCTCGCATCCTCGGCCTTGTTGACTTCGGTCATGAGAAACGAGAGCAGCTCGATCTCGTCTATTACGCTGTGCTGGCGATGCTCGAAGATCTCGTCCTGCGCCTGCTGGCCGAGGATCGCGCCGATTAGGTTGCGCAGCATGTTCGACACTTTGACGTTCACGTTCTGGTCGTTGGCTAGCTTGTCGCCGCCGATTGCCTCCAGGTTCGTGTAAGCCATCGCCACACGGTCGGCCATCTCGGCGCTCCCGATCTGGATCGCGTACTCCCTTCCCTCGATCTCGACCTTCACCGTGCGGTCCTTGAACTTGAATCCCATTTCCGTTCCTTTCTCAATGCAAGAAGCGCCCAGGCTCGCCTAACGACGCCCAGGCGCTTCACCTTGGTCTGTGCTGCTTTGTCCCTGCCCGAGCCTAGAGGTCCTTGGTAGCCGGCGTGAATGCGGGGGTCTTGCCGTTCCATGTTCCCTTGGTCCAGGACTCGTCCTTCATGTTCAGCGAGCCCTTAAGCTTGCCGGGCTCGCCTGCGGTCCCGTTGTCGACAGGCGTGGGCGTGAGGAGGAACGCCGCCTTCTTGGCGGTGCGCTTGCCGTCCTCGCCGAGCCAGTTGTATACGCGGACGACCTCGACGGGGATGTCCTCCTCGTCCTCGTGCTCCACGAGGTAGGTGGACAGCTTGTTGTTCTTGTAGAGGTCGATCTCGTACTCGACGTTGAAGTCCTTGGACAGCGTGAACTTCGGCGAGTTCTTGCGGTTGACGTATGAAGGCTCGTAGGTGTTCGTGTCGGTGGACTGGTCCCAGCTCAACAGGTTGTCGAACTCGGTCCACTCCGGTGCCTCGGAAGTGCCGAGGTTGATGAAGTTCTCTACCTCGTATCCCCAAACGGGGAGCTCTGCGTTGGTATCGCCAGCCATGTGGCTACCCCTTTCTCTTTGATTGCTTGTATTTCAGGTCGAAGGTCACCTGCCAGTCCTCGAACAGCGGCGCCTTGCCCAGGCACACGGGGACGCTCGCGGTCGGCAGCGCGTAGGCGACGTAGCCGTTGAGGACCATGCAGTCCTCGAGGATCGCGTCCGCCATCCTGCCGAGCAGCTCGCGGGCGTCGAGCCTCGTCTGCTGGTCGTCGGCTGAGATGCGGAGCGTCAGGGCGAACGGCATCGGGCAGATGCGCTCGCCGCTGAGGTAGCGCTGCTGCTGGCTGTCCGACTCGGAGAGCTGCAGCATGATCCTTGGAAGCTCGCCGACGTCGGCAGTCAGCTCCTCGAAGCGCACGGGCATGGACGCCCCCACCTTCTCCGCCGTCTCCTCGACCAGGTCCAGGACCTGCTCGGCCAATCCCTTGCTTACGACCATCACGTTGCCTTCCTCGCTGCCTTCTGCGCCTCACGGACCCACTTGGACCCGTAGCGCGCCTTCGCCTTGTTGAACCACCCTGGGCCCGTTCCTGGGGTGGTGTAGCGCCAACCGCCTGGCGCGTAGTAGTGCGCCCGCGCGTACGGCACGTCCCCGCCGCCGTAGGCGAGCTGCCCGCCGTAGGGGTCGCTGCGAAGCTCCGCCGATCCGCGGAGCGCGCCAGAGACCCTGGGGACGTATCGGTTGCTGTCGCGCTTCGCCGCCTCGACGTAGGCGGCCATGCCGGCAGCCTGCGCGCGCCTTCCCGCGGCGAAGGCGCCGACGGTGTCCACGTTCGATACGGTGAGGATCATCTGAGCTCAGCCTCCCAGTGCAGGGGCGCACCGCCGATGCTGACCATCGAGACGGACTCAACGCGGAACGCGTCGCTTGGCGGCACGTCGCCGCCGACCGTCCCCATCGCTACCATGTCGCCCTTGCCGAACGGCTTCCCGCGGCTCTTGCAGATGAGGTCGGCGCTCCTGGCGGACTCGTCGCCCCTGTCGCCGGGCTTCGCCCCGAAGGTTGGCTCAAGCCTGCAGCGCCCAAGCTCGGTGCGCGTCCAGGCGACCGTGCGCCCCTCCTCGCGCCTTCTCCAGACGGTGGCGGTGTGCGGGTAGATCATCGCTACACCGCCGTCCCGACCAGGCGCGTGCCCGACAGCTCGCGCTCGATGGCCGCGCCCACCGTGTTGGAGCGGTAGGCGGAGTCGGCGAACTTCACCGACACCTTGCCGGCGCTGTAGCTCGCAAGGCCCGACTGGTCGTCGCCGAGCGCCTCGACCGCCGCGTACACGGCGCGGTCCCGCGCCTCCCCCTCTTCCTGAGTGACGCTCGCGGGGTCGATCGCGGCGAGCCGCTGCCGCACCAGGGACTCGGCCCTGGGCAGGAGCGCGGAGAACGCCTTGCTCTCCAGCTGCCCGCCCCAGGATGCGTACCCATCGAAGGTGGCGCCCATTAGATGGTCTCCACCTGCTCGGTGCCCTCGAGCGCCTGCGCTGCGGTTGCCTTGATGTCCACCTTCACGATGCCGTCAAGAAGCTCGGCGAAGAGCTTGGAGCCTGTGACCGCCGTGGTGTCGGTGGTCAGGGTCTTGTAGTCGACGTTGCGGTGGACGCCGATGAGGCCCGTGCTGTCGGTCGTGAACTCAAACGCCTTGGCCACCTCGGAGTTGGTGGGGTTGGTGTAGTAGAGGATCAGGTTCTGCTTGGCGGTGGTGATCACCTTGCCCTGCTCGATGCGGCTGTAGGCAACCACGTCGTACAGGCCGAGGAAGTTCTCGATGTAGTTCATGCCGAACGCGGTCTCCACCGTGATGTCCTTGGTGCCCAGATAGTCGGCGATGTCGAGCGGGTTGACGAAGTACAGGAAGCCGTCTGCTTCGTAGTCCTCCCAGTAGACCTGGTTCTTGCCCCAGGCCGCCGCGAGCGCGCCCTGGATGCCGGTGCCGGTAGGCGTGGCGACTCCCGTGCCGGTCTTGAGGAAGCTGAAGAACTCGTTTCGGATGACCGCCTGGATGTCGAGCATCATCTTGCTGTCCGTGTCCTCGACGGCCTGCTCGTAGCCCTTGTCGTTGATCGCCTCGTAGGTGGTCTGCTTGCGGTACTTCTTCAGCGCGAGCTCGAAGATGTCCGCCACCTCGGTCTTGTACTTGGACAGGGGGATCTCCTCGCCCTCTGCCACGGTGCCGTCCTCGAGGGTGCCCGTCACCTTGTAGGTCTTCACCGTCTGACCGGGCACCTTCTCGATCTTTCGGGTGATGCCCAGAAGCTCAGTGAGCTGTTTCATGTTCTTGTTGAACGTGTAGACGAAGTCGATGGAGGACACCTTCGCGAAGTCCTCCGCCTTCATCACCTTTTCGTCAACTGCCATTTCAATCTCCTATTCGAATTGGTCTTGATTCGCCAGAATCGCCGCGCGGCGCTCCTTGGAGTCCTTGATGGACATGATCTCGTCGCGCGTCATCTTCTTGCCGTTGCCGCCTGGCGTGCCCGCGCTTGACACGGTGTCGGTGTTCGGCTGCTGGAACAGGTGGCCGCAGTCCTTCGCCAGCTTCGACACGTCGAGGCCGCTCACATGCCCGTCGGGCGCGACCTGCACGCCCTCCATGTCGATGTGAGCCATCGCGCCGGCCGTGTCGATGCATCGTGCCTTGATCAGCTCGTTCTCGACGACCAGGCGCTTCTCGCGTTGCGCCGCCGCGCTCGCGGCTTCCTGCTGCGCCTTCTCGGCCTCCTGCTTGGCCGCCTCGACGGCGGTCTTCACGTCGTCCTCGGTGAGCGCCTTGCCAAGGTTCTCGGTGAGCGTGGTCACCTGCCCCTTGGCCTCCTCGAGCTGCTTCTTGAGGTCCGAGACCTCCTGCTCGAGCCGCTTCGCCTTCTGCTCGGCGCTCGGCGCGCCGCCTGGCTCGGCTCCCTTGGGGTCCGCTTGGTCGATGCCGCTGGGTTCTGCCATTCCTGCTCCCTTCCATCGGGTTTGTTCCGCGCTTCACTGCGCGCTTGACGGTGCCGCTCTCCGCTCGCGGCGTGCGTGCGCCCCTCTGCGCTCGGGGCCTGCGATGGTTGGAAGGTATCGGGAAGGTCACCTGGAGGGTTCCAGGGCAAAAGAAAAGCCCCGCCGAAGCGGGGCCATTGATGGCAATGTTGGGTTTTCGTTGGAGGGTCAGTACCAGGCAACCGTTCCGGAATCGGAGACGTTGCCCTCGCGGGCTTCCTTCCTCAATTGCGACAGCAGGTGCATAGCATAGATGCTGAACTTGTCGGTGCTCGCAAGCTCATCGACAACGGCTTCGCCCGATTCGTGGTCGAGGATAACGGTTCCGCGTTCCTCGCTGCGCCCTTCGACGAAGTACTCGAACATCGTCTTGCCGATGTCCTCGCCGCATTTCCTGTAATCAAGCATGGTATCCGCTCCTTTCCATCCACTCGCAAAGCTCTTTGCTGTAATTGTACCGCTTCTCAGCCATCCTATGCGCTTCCCTGTAGTCGATTCCCGCCCGCATCATCACGTACTCGTAGGACTCGTGCCGCAGCAGCGTCAGGTCGTGGGGCTGCACGCCCTTGCCCTCCCTTAACCGCTGCCATGATTGGGCGATGTAGTAGTCGGGGTCGAAGCGCCTGCGCCCTCCTTCAAGGTCATACTCGTTCACAAACAGATGGTCGTATGCCCTCGCCACGCCCTCGGCGCTCACGCCCGAGTGCTTCGCCACGGCAGCTATCTCCATACTCTTGTCGCGCTTCCTCACCTGCTCGTAGTAGGAGATGGCGTGCGCTTCCCTCTTCGCACCCGTCGGGTCGTTGCGCCCGTCGAGCGCGCCGCTGACCTTCCTTCGCTTCGCCGTCAGCGCCCTCGGCTGAGTCTTCACGCCGTACGCCTTCTCGCGCTCCAGCCTGCGCGTCAGCTTGTGGCGCCTGCACAGCTCGCGCACAGCCTTCTGCTGCCGTCCCAGGAGCAGGCGCTTCTGCACGTAGCTCGGCGACTCAAGCCCCAGCCCAGCGCGCTCCATGTCGGCGATCTGGCGCTTGGTCGAGCGGATGCGCCGCTCCCATGCGCGCTGCTTCTGCTGCAGCCTGTAGAACTCATCGGGCTCCACGCCCCACTTCTCGCGCTCCGCCTTGAACTCGCGGTCGGGAAGCTCGGTGATGCCTGGGAAGTACGGACTGATAATGTGGCGGCAGTTCACTCCCTTGAGCCCGCCTGGCGATCCGTAGCCCGTCAGTTCCTTTATGCCCGGGTACTCAACGCCGTCGACCTCGCACGGGCCGTCGATGCCGAACGGGAGCCCCTGCCACTCCGCATGGCTCGGGCGCGCCCCCCAGTGCGCGTCGGTTATGCCGAGCTCGCAGCCGTACGAGCGCATCGCCTCGATGGTAAGCTCGCCGCCCGCCTGGCTGGCCTGCGTGGCTATGTGCGTGCGTATGGCGGTGTCCACGGGAACCTTGCGCCCGCTCTGGTAGGTTACGCGGAACGAGTCCCCGAGCCTCTGCACGGCGTCGGCCACTATCTGGTCGTGGGTCTTGGTCCCCAGCACCTTGGCATTGACGGCATCCTCAACTACCTCGTACCACGCCCTCTCGGCGTTGGCCTCCATAGCGAGGTTGTTGCGCTGCACGATGCTCGCCACGCGCTGCGCAGCCTGGTCTGCCAGCCTGCGGAAATGAGAGCTGAGCTGTTCGGAAACGGCAGAAGCGCCGTAGGCTGCGCCAAGCGCCAACAGGTCGACCATGGCGGAAGAAGCCAGCGCATCGCCTACCTCTGCCGCCACCTCCTTGCCCACGAGCGGGCCGTACTCCGCCATTATCTGCTTGGCCTTCGACGGCCACTCGCTGGCAAGCTGCACCAGCGCCGCCCTGTCCCACTCGCCCGCCATGCCCTGGGACAGGTGGGCGATTATCGCGTCCGCCATCTCGGCGAGATAGCGCTCCTGGCTGCCGTGCAGGATGCGGTCGCACAGCGCGTCGATGTCGGATTCGGACAGGGCCATCGGCTACAGCTCCAGCGGCGCGTCTGCGCCAGCCTGCGTGGCGGCCATCGCGTCCTCCTCGGTGTACCCCTGCCAGCGCACAATGTAGCGCCACGGCTCCAGAAGCCCTGCGGCAACGTCCGCGCGGTCGCGCTCGCGAAGCGTGTCGTCGTCCTCGATGATCGAGTCGCCCATCACGACCTGCACCTGCCCCGTCAGGTCGGGGAGGGCGGCGGTGCCGAGCGTGCGGTAGACGTTGGCAGCAGCCTCGATCAGCTTGCGGACCGCAGGCTCGATGATGTGCTCGTGGCGGCGCACCGACCGCATGATCTCGGCGTTGTCGGACGCGACCTCCTTCGCGGTCGTTATGTTGCCGGTGCTGTCGAGAGCGTACGCCTTGGTCCCGAAGCCGATGCGCTTGCCGAGGACCTGCAGCGATGTTGACAGCATCTCGCGCAGGGCGGCGGACCTGATCTCTGGGTTGTACTCGAAGATCGACGGCTTCCCGTCGTAGGTGTTGCTCTCCGTGGCGATGAAGAACTGGTGCCCGCTCATGTGCGGGACCTGGAGCGCCCCCACAGCGTTGCGGCTGAGCATCGACTCGGGCAGCAGCAGCATCTTCTTCGCAAGGAACAGCTCGTTGCCAATGGCGTCGAACGCGAGGTCGACCGTCTCTATAGCGTCGATCGCGTTGGCGAAGAGGGACACGCCCATCGGGCTGTAGTCCCAGAACGGGTTGTCGTTCGCCAGGCGGATCAGCTGGAACGTCGGAAGCGGCTGCTTGGTGTCGAGCGCCCTGTCTGCCTGAAGGTACCCCTCGGGCTGGAACTGCTCGCCTTCCTCGTCGAAGAATCCGCACATGATCTGATAGTTCCCCGTCATAGGGTCGGGACGGTGCACCTCAACCTGGCTGCAGCGCTCGCCCCTGATGTACAGCGAGGAGACGAACGCGCAGGCGATGCAGCCGCCCTCACCCCACTCAAGCGGCACGATGCTGCGCGCGTCGTAGCGGATGGGGTCCACTTGCAGCGCCTCCGACTGACCGACCTCCGCCGCGCGTTTCACATGCAGTGCCCAGCCAGCCGTGCCGGTTGCGCACATGCGCTTCATGGCGAGCGGGGCCTTGTCGTTCCAGGCGGTGCGGTTGAGCCAGCCCTCCAGCCATGCCGTGGCGGCTTCCTCGGAGTCGGGGTCAACCAGGCTGATGCTGGCCTTCTCGTTGTACAGCAGGTTCGCCATGTCCTCGCACACCATGTCGGCGGGCGTGCAGCTGCGCACCTTCACCTTGTTCTTCCGCCCATTCTCGTCCACCTCCTCGCGTGTGTAGAAGTCGGCCTCGGCCAAGAGGTACGCCCACCAGCGGGACACGTGCGCATCCATCGGGGTGGTCAGGCTAGCCACGGGGTAGCCGATGGACTCCAGCCACTTTACGGCGTTGGCGGTGAAAAGGTCGTTCGCCATTCTCTCTCTCCTTAGACGATGGTTCTGTCTGCTATGAGGTCGAACACGGCGTATCTAACCGCGTCGATGGTGTGGTTGTCCTTGTCGGGGAATCCCTTGAAGCGCCCTTCCTCGTCCTCGAGGGCGCGGTAGCGGGTGAACTCCGCCCATGCGAGGGGGCAGCGCCTGCGGTCGATGTAGATGTGGGCGCGCTTCTGCAGCCACCTGATCCCGTCATCGACGGGGACGCGCTTCGACGCGCCCATGATCCAGACGCCGCCCTCTTTCCACGTGGCGATGTCCTTCGGCGCTGCAGCGTCTGCCCTGACCTCGTTGCTCGGCTTGGACTTCTTGAACTGGAGCCTGCCCTCCGCCGTCAGCCTGGGCCTTCCGTCAGAGTCGCGCTCCGCGAGCCGGCGCTTCACCTCGTCGATGTTCGGCTGGTCGAGCGTCTCGGTGTTGAACAGCTCGTCGAAGACGTACAGGTCGCCCATCTTCCTGTCGTACGCGACGCGCAGGAAGACGAAGGGGTCCTGCATGTACCCCCAGTCGACGCCGTTCTTGACCCACTTGAACCCGTTGACCGCCTGCTGGTCGCACTGGAAGTCCTCGACGTTCGCGAACACCCTGCCCGTGAGCTTGCTGCACTCGCCGAGGTACTCGTTCTTGTACGCCTCGGGATTGGCTGCCTTGAGCTTCAGCGCGTCGGCGATGAACGCCTCGCCCAGCCACTCGGCGGGGACCTCGTTGTAGTTGACTCGGATCGCGTAGGTGTCGGGGTCCTCGATGGACTCGCGCCAGTGCTCGTTGCTCCAGTGCTCCTCGTCCGGGTGCGTGTTCCACATTCGGAACGTCCAGAAGTGGGGCGCGCCGCCGCGCTTGACGGACTGCTCCGCCTTGCGCACCTGCCTCATGCCCTTGAACTGGTTGAACTCCTCCCAGATCGCGAACCCGATGTACTGGTCTGGGTCCTTGAGCTGCAGCGACTTCGCCTTCTCGGGGTCGTCAAGGCCGCGGAACAGGATCACCTGCCCCGTCTCCCTGCGGCGTATCTCCATCGGCTGGTACGTGTACTCGAACTCCGCCTCGACGCCCAGGCGCTTGATGGCGCTGATGATCGTCGCGAAGATGGAGTCGCGGATGGTTCCCTGCACCTGTCGGAACGCCACGCCGCACAGCTTCGGGTCGCGAAGCATGAGCATCACGGGGGCGATGCCGCCCAGGATCGTGGACTTCAGCGAGCCGCGGCCGCCAGTGCCCTCGTAGGTCCCGTGGCCTGCGGCCATGATGTCGCGCCACACGTCCCAGTAGGCTGGCGGCACGAGCGAGGCGGTGTCGATCGTCGGGCGCGGGTGCTCCCGCTCGTGCTCCTCGAGCACCTTCTTGAACCTCGCGTTGCTCAGGCTGTAGTCGAGCGGGAAGTTGCGCTCCATGTACCAGGCGGCGGCCTTCCAGTCGCCGCCCTCCGCTGCGTTGCTGATCGTGTTCAGGTAGCGCTGCTTCCTGTCGATCCTCGCCTTTTGTAGGCTCTCCACCAGGGCAACCTGGTTCTCCGTGCGCGGGTTCTTCAGCCAGCCGTAGAAAGCCGAGTCGGAGATCCCCAGGTACTCGATCACGTCCTTGTTGCGCAACCCGCTGGAGACCAGCTCCGTGGCCTTGGCGACAAGCTCCTTTGTGCATTTCTCCTTAGACATGCCGCCGATGTTGCGGCAAAGGTCACGCGCCTACGAAGCGTCCAGGGAGCGCACGATCCCAACCTCCCTGGGGGACAGGGCGATCCGTTCCGCCGCCGCACGTTCCGCCGCCGCACGTTCCGAGATCAGGAACCCACCCCCGAAGATCCCGCTTCCTGAATCGTTGTCGAGCCTCGACACCCTCACGCTCTCGCCGCGCATCACCGTCAGCTCGACGCCGTTCTTCGCCAGGTACGCGAGCCTCGCGGCGGTGACGACCTCGACGGGGAGGTCGAGCTTGCGGACTTTCCTCTTCCCCGCCTTAGCCGCGGCATCGGCTGCGGACTGGACCATGGCGCGCAGGCCAGGCGCCGACTTGGCGCGGACTTCCGACGGCTCCATGTTCGTGATGAAGCTGGTGCTGATCTTCGCGCCGTTGCCGTACGTGACGTCGCATCCGCACGCCAGGTAGGTCACTGGCTGCTCGCTCGCGGTGAAGAACCGGCTCGGGCGTGTAACAGTCGTCCGTCGTCGACTTCGGCTTGAACTTCTCCACAAACTCGCTGTATTCCTGCTTGGGCATCGGCTCCTCCATCCATCGCTCAGTAAACGCAGAAGCGGCGCAGCTTGCGCCGCACCGCTTCCGAGAAGGGTTCCGTGAATCACGGCTATTAGGTTGTATGGAAAAGGTCACTCCCAGGGAGCGCGCCGCTCGTGCCTGCTCCCGAAGCCCTGGAGCCGCATTCTGGGCAGTACGTGCCGACCTCGGCAAGGAACGAGTCCCCGCAGCTGCAGCAATGGAACTCCTCCACCAGGGCAAGCCTCGCCATATCCTCGTCGTTGTAATGCGTCCCGACACCCAGGCGGAACCCGACCATGGTCCCAATGAGGGCCACGGGTAGCAGCATGCAGCAGATCACGGCAAAGACCTCAGGGATGGAAAGCAGACGGCGTTCTTCGCTGATACGGTTCATCGCCTTATCTCCCTTTCAAAGCTCTCGATGGCAAGCATTACCAAGGTGAAGCCAGCGAACGCCACGACGCAGATGTCGCGGCAGAACAAACCACCAAGCATCATGACCTCCATGAGAATGTTCACGATGAGGCTCATTGCGTCATGAGCGCCGTTACTCATTCCTGCCCCTCCTGCTCCTCTTCCTTGCCATTCAGCCAGCGCTTGAAGCTCTTCAGGCAGTCGGGGCAAAGGTCCAGGTCCCTCATTTTTCAGCCTTGCGTGAAAAGGAGGGACCCGTTCAGCCTGATAGGACCTTTCCCGCAGCGGTCGCACTTGTACATCTTCATTCGACAACCTCCGCAAGCTTTTCGGCGTATGCGAACCTCTCTTCTAGGCTCATGTACATGTAGTCGTCCGGCATGTCCTCGCTGCGGCGACTGCTCGTGTACTTGACGTCAACGACGACCTCTAGCTCGAACTCCCTGCCGCAGCTTGGGCATTCGGCCACCTGATGCCCTTCCTCATATTCCCAACTGTCATAGTCCTCGTAACCGCAATATGGGCAAGTTGCCTTATCCTCAAGCAGCTGCTCGTTGTCCCAATCGACAAGGGCGCCGAACCTCCGATCGCAAGCAGGGCAGAGCGTAATATCGTAGCCGTATAACTTCGAAATCCGCTTCTCTCTCGCCGGTGCATGGCAATGGGTGCATGTCGGCAGAATCTCGCCGCTCATTCGACCACCTCCGCGCCGCATTTGGAGCAGTAATTGAACTCTCCACTTATGCGAAAACCTTCGTAATCCTCAACGACGTTTCCGCACTCGGAGCACTCAAAGCCGTTCTCGCAAGCTCCATCCTTGGACTCGTCGTAGATGTTTTGGCACTTTGGACGGTCAATCAGGTCGGCAAGACGGTCGAACAACATGCTTGGCGGCTTGCTGAGGTCTATGTCTGCCGAATCAGCGATGTTCAATATGAACTCGTAGCAATCGTAAGATTCGCAGGTGACGGTATCGGGACAATCCTCAGCCCAGCCATCTGCTTCCTTCCGAAGAAGGGCGGCAACCTCACGGCGCTCCTCGTTGCTAATCTTCATCGCCAACCACCTCCGCGCCGCAGTCTGGGCAATAGGCGGCATCAGACATAGACAGTGCGGCGCATCCGCAGTTTGCGCAGCAGGTGCGCCCGTCCTCGTCTTCGATAAGCGTGGTGGTCGGGCGGTCTATCAGATCAGCGAGTCTTTTAACGATGCTGATGTAATTGCCTTTGGATGCGTTGCCTAACTCGGTCACCGACCATGCGATGTTGCGGTACGCCGCGTTCCCCAGTTTCATCGGGTCGGCATCCTTCGCGTACTGCTCATCCTTTATCCGCATGAAACCAAGTTGGAAGCGCAGCTTTCGCACAACCTCTCGGCGCTCTTCATCGGTGACCATCATTGCTCCTTTCCTCTCAACGTGCGGATCCTGTCCGCGATGTCCGCGAAGATATGGCCTACGCAGTTACTCCACCTATTGAATTTGCAGCTTTTGCAGGGTTCTTCAGCATTGCTTGCGTAACAGCATGCCGAAATCTCACAATTTGTCGCCCTATCCAGGTCTCCGAGCAGCTTGTCCCAGCTGTCGGGCGGAGAAAGGCGAAGTTCGGTTGACAGGCATCGCTTGCTGCAAGAGTCGCTCCTGGAATGATCGACCGTCCAGTAGTCGGCAAGCGGGTAGTAGGAGAAAGAGAGCACCTTCACCTTGTCAGGGCCCGAGTACAGCACCTCGGTGTCGAGCGGTATGCTGCGCCCATCGGCGTCCATCGGCAGCGTGACCGCTGGCTTCTTGCTCTCTTCCATCATCACTCGCCCTCCTGCTCTTCGATTCCTGCGAGCTTCTTGGCGCGCTCTATGAGGTCGAGATTCATGTTCTCCCCGCAGTTTCGGCCTGTTGTATTGTGGCCGTGTGGGCATGCTAAGCAGGAGACGTTTTGGTCTTCGAGCTTCCCAAAGTAGGAGCATGGGTTTTTCGACACATCCTCTTCCAACTTCTCCCAACTGTCGGGCGGCTCGGGCCTGAAATGGCGGACTCCCGATGGCCTGGGAGTGAAGACGAGGCCACTTTCCTTGTCCTTTGCGATAATGAGCAGCATGTCGTTGTGGAAGCGATAACCGAGCACGGTCATGGCGTCGCCATCGACCTCCGATTCATCGCCGATTCGAATCGGCACGCCGTCCGCATCGAGAGAAAGCCTCATGTACGCATCTGGCTCGAAGCCCTCGGCGTTGCCCTTCCAGTCGTCTAGCTCCGCCTTCAGCGCCGCGTTCTCCTGCTTCAGCTCGGCTCTCTCTCGATCCAGGCGCTCGTTCTTGCGCACCATGGCAGGCACCACAGACAGAACTCCCTGCATGTCGGAGACCATGGCTTTTATGTCTCGGCAGTGGCCGAACGCCTTCACTGCGCTTGCCTGGAACAGCTCGTACTTCATCGCTTACCCCTCCGTTTTCATCTCGTCGTAAAGCTCGCCCCACTTGCCAGTGGAGCCGAAGCCGCCATCGCCGCGCTCAGACGGCTCGTCGAAATGACCGACACGCACCAGCTCGGGCGTGACGATCGGCACAATCACCATCTGGGCGATGCGCTCGCCCTCATCGATGGTGACGAAAGTGCCCGTGGCGTTGAACAGCGGGACCAGAACCTCGCCCTGGTAGCCCGGGTCGATCACTGCGACGCCGTTCGTGAGCATCAGGCCCTTCTTCACCGCAAGGCTGCTGCGGGCGAACACCAACCCCACGTATCCGCGCGGGATCTCCCAACGGGTGCCCGTGAAGACCATCCGCGTGGTGCCTGGGGCGATTCGGCATGGGCGGTCGGCCTTCAAGTCTGCCCCCGCATCGTCTGAATGCTGCCTTTCTGGCATCATCTGCTTGATCGCTATTACCTTCACTTCCATGTCTGTCCTTCCTCTATCGCTTCTGCAAGCAATCTCATGTCAACGTCAACAGCCGTAGAGAGGCTCTTCAGCAGCTGAACGTCGACAAAAAGCTCTCCCGAAGCATGCTTGCTGCAGCTGTAGCCCCTGCAAATCTCTGGCCTCGCCTCGTAGACCATGCACTCGCGCTCCCTGCTTAGGTACGGGCACGTCAGGTCGACGATGCCCCTAGGCTCCGGGTGCGGCTTGACGCCGTGGCTGCGGACATAGGCCATAAGGCGCACCCTGTCGGCTGGCGTGAGCGGCAGGAACCTTCCGCAGCACTCGCCGCAACCCCGGCAGTCCTCCCTGTGCATGTCCGTCACCGGATGGTCGCGAAGCATCTTCGCGAACGCCTTTGCTGCGATTCCCGTGCTCATCGGCAGAGCACCGCCTTGATCGTGCGAGCAGCCTCCACCATGCCGCTGGGGTTGTAGCTGAACCCGCCTTTGCCAAGCGTCTCCATCTGCTCGGCGAGTTCCATCAGCGGCTTCATCATCGGCTCGATCGCCGTGCGCTCCTTCTGGGCATCGGCCTTCTCCTTCGCCCGCGATGCCATGCCGCTCTCGATCAATGAGATGAGCGTGCTGTAAGAGTCCATGGTGTCGCTTCGCGGGCGCTCCATCCAAGCGAACCGCTCCTGCGCCTCGTCGTACTTGCTCTGCGCCCATTCCAGCCAATCCTCTGCGTCCTTCCGCTTAGTCATTGGATGCTCCTCTCGCTTCCTCTCGTGCCCTCCTGGGGCCGTTTCCTCCCGATTCCGCTCCGCTTGCCCGTGTCGCGGCTTTGCGCGTCACAGATCGGCTCACAGTCGCTCTACTCATCGATCAGCTCGTCCCCGCACATGTCCCACTGACTCGTGCGAAGGTCCTCTGCGTTGAGTGGAGACTCGCAGCGCATGCAGAAGCCGACGGGGACGCTGCCCCCGTTCGCCCTCGCCTGCCATGCGCGGCAGTGGTCGCACTCCTTGCACGTGACGGCCTTCAGCACCTTGATGCGGAGCTGCTGCAGCTCGCTCCAGTAGCACTCGGCCTGGATGTGAGGTTCCATGGCTACGACCTCGCAGGACGGCCGCCGCGGTGCCCGCCCGCGTTCTTGGCGCAGCTCTGCTCGACCGTTGGCAGCGCGAGCGCGAAGGCCACGGAGAGCGCATCAAGCTCGCCTTCTGCGGGAGGCTCGGGCATGCGGCGTTCGAAGGCGACCTCGCACAACCCGTCGTAGAACCTCAGGCGGTCCTCATCTCCGAGCCTCTGGCCCGCTTCCCAGAAGCTCCTCCCGAACGTGAAGCTGGGAGGGTTGATGTCGGTCCTTATGTCCATTGCTTTTCCTTCCGATTTCCAGGCTCCGGCTAGGGCGAGTTATCCACAATTTTCGGCGGGTATCTTTACCTTTGCCTTTACCTTTACCTTTAAATTGCTTTCAACCTATGGTTTTCCATATGGTTAAAACCAACAGAGAAACCTATGGTTAAAACCAACAGAGAAACCTATGGTTAAAACCTATGGTTTCTTGGAGGGCCTGCCGCCCTTCCTGCCGCCGTTTATCTTCTTGCGGTTCGTGTCGATGATGGGCCTCACCAACCTGAACGCCATGCGCAGGCTGGGGGTGGCGAACATCGGGTCCACGTCGAACGCGCCGTAGCCTATGAGCCCGAAGACGAAGCGCACCTGCTCGTCCCTGGTGGGAAGCTCCAGCATCGCCTCGGTGAAGCTCTCGTACCACGTGAAGTTCTGCGGCTGCTTGTCTCCTGCGCCGAACCTGAACGGCTCGCTGCCACCCAGGTCGTTGCCCGCGCCGTCAAGCTCTTCCATGCCCCTTCACCTCCATCGCGTCCCTCGCGCGCCTGCTGGCGCACTTGCGGCACCGGCAGCCGTATACCCTGTAGGCGATCTCGGTGCCGTGCCTGGCGCCCATCGGCAGCTCCTTGGGCTCGTCCTGCTCCACGTGCTTCGCAACGCCGTCCCACTCGATGCCGCCGCGCCCGTAGCACACCGGCATCAAACGTCCTCCATGTACTTCTCCTGGGCCTTGGCGCTTACCATGTGCGCCACCTCCTTGAACGTCTTTCCGTACTCGCACTCCAGCACGTGCGCAAGGTGCCTGTACCGCTCCGCATCGCCGTCGGCGCGCTCCCCTGCGTCCTGTGCCAGCCATGTGGCGAGCAGGCAGCGTGCGGCCTCCTTGAACCTGGGGTCCTCCTTGATGTGCATATCCGCCACCGCCCTAGAAGGGAATGTTGTCGTCGTAGATGGACTCATCCACCACGGGAGCCGCTATCGGCGGCTGGTACGGATGCTGGGTTGGCGCGGTCTGAGGCGCAGGGGCCTGCTGCCCGTCGCCGCGGCTGGTCATGAACTCGATCTCGTCCACTATTACCTCGATCTTGCTGCGCTTCTGCCCGTCGCGCTCCCACTGGCTCCAGCGGAGCTTGCCTTCGATTGCCACCTTGCTTCCCTTGGAAAGGAAGCGGGAGACGGACTTGGCGCGGGTGCCGAACATCACGCAGTCGACGAAGTTGGGGCAATCCTCCCACTCCCCCGTCTGCTGGTTCTTGCGGCGGTCGTTGACCGCTACGCCGAAGCCCAGGATCGCCATGCCGCCCTGTGTGCTCCGAAGCTCTGGATCGCGGGTGATGTTTCCGCTGATCACGACTCGATTGATGCTCATTTGCCTGCCTTTCCGAGGTAGAGCCTGCGCCTACCCTCTGCGTCCTTGCGGACGAGGGTGCGCACCGGCAGCCCCTCGTCCGCGATAATCCTGTACATGTAACCGCGGAGCGGCTCGATACGCCCCTCCTCCAGCGGCCCTCCCGTCGAGTCCATCACGACCTCGCACAGGTCCTCGCCGCTCTCGACAAAGCTCGAGAGCATCATCTGGATGCGGGCCTTCTTCTCCCCGAGGTTGCGCCTCGGCAGCTCCTCTACCGGGCGTAGCCCGTCGACCGCCGTCATTCCGCCGCCTCGAACGCCGCCAGGGTGCCCTCCAGCTCCGCGCAGAACGCCTGGAGCTGCGGCACGCCCATGTCGGCGATGTCCACGCCGTACTCCTCGCGGGCCTGCGCCTTTATCTCGGCGATCTGGAAGCCGAGCGCGTTGGCGCGCCGCATGGCGGCGCCTGCGCGGCTCTGCCACTCTCCGAGCTGGATCCCAGCCTGGTACTGCTCCTTCGTCTGCTGGGGCTGCTGCGGCTGCGTAGGCTGAGGCTGATCGTCGAGCACCTCCACCTGGTAGCCGTCGGAGGCTGAGCCGAAGCCGCCCTCCATCTCCTCGCCCGTGTAGACCACTCCGTAAAGCGCCTCGGGGCACGCGTCCCGTGCGCACTCCGTGATGGCGCGCGCCGTGAGCATGGCCATGGGGTACTTCTTCCAGTTCTCCTTGCCGCTGAGCTGCGCCTGCTGCGCCTTGGCCATGTCCCATGTCACGCTGAACGTGTAGTCGGGGTCGTCTGCTCGGACGATCTCGACCGTGGCCTTCTTGGCCTGCTCGTCCTTCTTGACGCGAAGCTTGTGCCCGGCGCGGCGGACGTTGGCGGCGATGAGCTCGGCGCTCGCAGTTGGCTTGCCGTTGATGACCGTGATTCTGTACAGGCTCTCTGCCGGGGACAGCCCCATGGAGCGCCCGAAGTCCATGGCGATCAGCACGTTCGCCGCGCTGTTCTGGTACGCCTTCGGCACAAGGGACCCCTTGCACACCGTGTTCGCGTACTGCATCTGCTCGGCCAATGTCAGCTGAGGCTGGGCCTGCACTATCGCGTTACCCATTTGCGTTCTCCTTCCTGATGGTGTTGATGTGCCCGTGTATGCCTGCCGCCCTCATGTACCCGAGCAGCCTGTGCTTCTGGGCGGGGGTCATGTCGCAGACGATGCAGTAGCGCCCAACCGGCTCCGACGGCTGTGCTGCCGCCTGCTCAGGCTCGGGCTGCGGCTCTCGCTCTTGCTCGGGCGTCGGCTCTGGCTCTGGCGCAACGCCCATCTCTGCGTTGAGCTTGTCGATCTGCGCCTGCTCCTCTTCCCTCATCGCGTTGAGGTTGAGCGCCGCCTGCAGGCTGAGAGTGCGGAAGAACTCCGCCTCCGCCTCCTGCTCGAAGGATAGGTGGCCCGTCTTGAGCGCCGCCCAGTCGTTGAGCGCCTGAACGAGCTGCGCGTGTAGGCGCTCCTGCTCCTTGACCAGGCTCCAGCTCTTGGCCACGCTCATCTTGTCGCGCTCGATTCCGAAACGCTCGATCGGCACCAGCTCGGCGAGCGTCGGCGCGTCGGCCTCGTAGAACTCGCACATCAGCTCGTATCGCTCCTGGCGCTTGGCTGCGTTGCGCGCGTCAAGCTCGCCCTTGTACGCGTCGACGAGCTCCTTCATGGGGTCGAGGGCATCCTTGAAGGCCGCCTCCACCGCCTTCTGCGGCTCCTGCCACTCGCGCTTGAACCGCTTGCGCGCCTCGTCCGCGTCTTTGTAGTGGCGGCTGAGGTCCTGGCTCAGCCGCTTCACGTCCTCGTCTGCGGCACCGTCCAGGGTCGAGCCCTCGAACTCCGCCACGATGGCGTTGCACTTCCTGACCTCGGCGTCCATGCCGAGGATGAGGTCGGTCACCTTCTGCGGGTCGACCTTCACCACGACAAGATTGGTGTCCAGCGCCTTCGCTTCCACGCTCTCCCCCATCTAGTCCACCTCCATCTCTTCCATGAGCCTGAACAGCTCGGCCTCCTCCTCGCCCTCGGGCTCGTAGCCGTCGGCGAGCATCGCGGCGAACAGCGCCTTGCCCTGCTTCGCCATGTCCTCCTGGTACAGCGGCGCCTTGCCGTCGACCAGGCTCCGCGCGTCGGGCGTGCCGGGAAGCCCAAGCGCCACCGTCAGCTCGTTGATGCACTTGCCGGTGCTGGTGCCGCACATCTCGTCGAAGCGCTCCACCTCGCGCCCGAAGCGCTCCTCGAAGCGCTCGGCGCACAGGCGCACGGCCTTGCTGCCCGCGAAGCGGATTGGCCCCGCCTTGCTGTCGTCTAAGCCGTTGACAAGCTCGCCCAGCCACTTCGCGCGGCGCTCGGCGGACTCCTCAAGCGCACGCGACACCTCGTCGATGCGCTCCCGGCGCTCGTCCTCGGCGCGGCTTACCTGCTCGTCGGTCCTGCGGTACACGCTGCGGTACAGCCCCGTGCCGACCGCGACCAGCTCCGCGCCGTCGGCGCGCTCGACCAGCTTCTGCACGTCGCCCTGGCCGCATTGCGCGAAGTACCCCCAGTCGCCGTCCGGCATCCGCATTGCCTTCGCGATGCCCGCCGCCTCCAGCTCGTCGTCGAGCTCCTGGGTCCTGCGCTCCGTCTCCAGGTCCTGCTTGATGCGGTCGTAGACGCGCCTCCACTCGGCCTCTCGGCAGTTGGTCAGCTGGTCGACCGCGGCGCGGCTGAAGCTCAGCTCGTCGATGGCTAGGAGCCTGTCCAGGCTCATGTCGTCTGCGGCGTCCTGCACCTTCGCCCGAGCTCGCTTCACGCGCCCCAGGCTCTTGCGCCCCGACACCTTCTCGACGCGCTCCACGTCCGCGAAGTGGAGCGCCTGCTGGATCCCGCGGGAGAGTTCCACCGGCGTGAGCTGCTTCTTGTTGTCGGCGGCGACCATCGCCACCATCACGTCCGCGTCGCTCTGGTCCTCCGCCACCAGCGCCTGGGTGCGCTTGGTGCCGAGCACCTTCATCGCGCGGTAGCGACGCTCGCCGTCGATGATCGTGTAGATTCCGCCGTCCTGGGCGACGATGATCGGGATGTTGGGCTGGCCGCCCTCAAGGCTCTCCGCCAGCGCCTCGATGTCCCCGAAGTCCTGGCGTGGGTTGTCCTTGCTGGGGAACACGTCCTCCAGGCTGATCTCCTTCAGTTGCATGCTTTTCCTTCCTTCCGATGTCCTTTATGTCCTTGAGCCGCTGCCTCTGCGCGTCGTAGCGCATCTGCAGCCGCTCCCATTGCCAGTGCTCCATAGCAGCCAGGTAGTCCTGCTCGGCCCTGGACCGCTGGTACGGCGTCGCGTCCTCCGGGACCCGTTGCCTCACCGGAGGAGGCCCCATTGCCTTCTGGCGCCCCTTCTTCGACTCTCCGCGCTCGAAGGCGAGCCTCCGCTCGAGCGGCAGCCCGCGCAGGGCGTCGGCGATGCGGCCCTCCTCGCGCTCGATGTTCGCCCGCGCCTGGCACACTCGGCAGCGCCCGTTGGCCTGGATCCTCGTGCGCCATGTGGCGCACTCGTCGCACCAGTGGAGCCGCCATGCCGGGACCCGCACAGAAAGGCCGAGCTTCTTCGCCTGCCAGCGCACGCTCTCGGCGCTTCGGCGCAGGTGCAGCTGGATCTCGCGCAGGGGCACCCTGCCCGCGCTCTCGCGCAGGTACGCTATCTCCCTTGTCGTCCATTCGCGTCCCACTAGTCGCCCTCGATGCGCACCACGGTGCGAGGGCGCTTCCTGTTAACCATGAACCCCGCGTCGTACGGGGTGCACATCTTCCAGCTGTCGCTCTCGATCACGCCCGCTTCCTGGAGCGCGTCGAGGATGAACTTCTTGGCGAAGGCGACGTTGTCCTTGTCGCTGCGCGCGTTCGGGCGGATCCAGGTGATCTCCACCGTCACATGCCCCTTGAACTCGGGGGCGCGCACCAGGCACTCGCGTATGCGGCCCTGCACGCTCTTCTTGAGGCTCGCGGCGGCGTAGCGGTTGGCGCGCTCGCAGTTCACGTACTCGTTGAGCGTCGGAAGGACGCCCGGCACCTCGAACACGTACCGCATCAGAGCGCCAGCACCCAGAACAGCGCCACCAGCGCGGTGAAGCCGCCCATCACGACTGCCGTGTCGACGGCGAGCCGCCTGCGCTCCTCGCGGCGCATCTCCTCGCGCATGCGCGCCCTATCCGTTGCTGTCATGCCTGTCTCCTCTCTACACGACGGGCGTCCACTGCTCGTCGATCCATCTGTCCAGCGCCTCGCTCCTGATGCGGTATCCCTGGGTGCATCCCCTGCGGACCACCGCCTGGAGGTTCCCGCGCTTGATCTCCTCGTATACGGTTCCCTTGCTGACGCCCGCCAGCTGGGCGACCTCCTGCACCGTGTACATCGGCTTGCCAATCGGCCTCTTGGGCATCGTCAGCTCCATGTCTGCTCCTTTCCTTCTCTGGTCCGCAGGTGCGCACGGGTTGAAACGTTTGAATGGAGGTGGCTCATGGGGGGGGTTGCCCCGTGCGCACCTGCGGACCGGAAGAGCGTACCTACGTGTTCCCAACTGTGCTTAGGCGTTCATTGCTGCACCTCAGCGTGCATAACCATACCAGAGCGCGTCAGGGTATCGCGGTTGCCTGTGCAGAAGTTGCACAGTTTATTCACAATTTTTCTGCACAGGCAAAGAGGCAGACCAAGTTATCCACAGCGACAAGCAAACGACAGCGTCGTCGAACTGTCGCGACAGTGTCGCACCTTTGTCGCACCGTGTCGGACGGTGACGGACGGTGACGGGTCGCGCGCGGTCGGCGCGAATGGCAAAAGATTTCTCTTGCTATAGTCCTATCATAGGACTATAATAGAGACATAAGGAAGGGCAAAGGAAGCCCGCCAAGCCCCAAGAGAGGAAGATTGAAATGAAGAACGTCATCGATGCAATCAAGGCAAACCACCTCGGCCATTGCTACGAGATCACCATCGAGCGCTTGAACAAGGGCGAGTTCGCCGACCTCATCAACGTCGAGATCACCGACTGGTGGGAGGACGAGCAGGGAGAGGTAACCGGTAGCGGCGACTCCCGCAGCCGCGAGTTCTCCGTCACCGAGCTTGGATATTCGGAAGCGTTGAAACAGGCCCGCAAGACATTCGACGCTTACAAGCAGAGCATCTAACAGCACACAAGGAGCCGCTTTCGGGCGGCTCCAACCGTAAAAGGAGCAGCTATGGAGCACACAATAGCAAACTTCCGCGCACTTCGCGAAACCGTGGGCATGACGCAGGCGCACGTGGCGAAGGAATGCGGCATCGATGCGCGAAGCGTTAGGCGCTGGGAGGATGCCGAGAACACGGCATACGCCCCGCGCGAATTCGCATGGGATCTGCTCATCAAGGCGCGTGAAGATCAGATACGCGCGATTGACGAGGTTATCACTGCCGTTGAGCGCATGGAGGACGAGCGCGGCACACCGAAGGTGGTGCGGCTGAGCTACTGGGGCAATGCGGTGGAGTACGCCCGTGCTCATCCCGAAGAGGATCCCGCCAAATGGCAGATGGCCAACGCCAACGCCAGGCTCGCAGGACATATGCTCATGGAGATGGGATTCGACGTGGAGTTCGGGTTCCCTGGGCTGATGGATACAGTGAGCGAAGAACAGGGGTAACCGCATATGCAAAACAAGGATTTCTACATAAAGAACGGGCAGCTCTTCGGGCCTTTGTCTCACAGGGGCATCCCAGTCACCGTGCTTCGTAACACCATCGAATGGATAGCGTGGTCGGCTGACGGAGATGGGGCGTTCCGCTCTGGCGAGATGCAAGAAGATATGGGGATCCCACGCAACCAGGCATCCACCATCCTGGGAGCCCTCTCGTCCATCGGCGCGGTCAGCTTCATGTCCAGGAGAATGGGATACGCCGTCACGGACAACAATCCAGACGGGTGGGCAGAGGCGTTGAGTGCAGACAGCCAGCTTGACGGCGGCGCCGAACAACAGCCATGCTGTGAGCCCGGGCCCGTTGACGACGCATGGTGCAGCAGCGGCTTCCCCAGCCACGAGACCAGGTTGCTCGACATCATTGCCAGCATGAAGCCAGACGTCAATGGGCGTGACATCGCGGTAAGGTGCCGGATCGACGGTGCGGATGCGTACTGCATTTTACGTCAGGGCGATAGCCACATGGAAGTCGTCGGACTGGCAAAGAAAAGCTCGCTCAACCGTAATGGCAAGGCATGGTTCGAGGGCAACTACGATGGCCATGGCATCGGGTTCGACGACGAGGGCAAGCTGAGGCATGCTTCATCGGCAAAGAAACATGGATTGGTATTCAGGGGACCGTGCCAGCCAACAGAGCATGGCACGCAGCCCTCGGCACCAAGGGGCTCTTCGACGACTGTAAGAGTTCCGCTCACCGCCTCGGATAGGGACATGCAGCGAATGGTCAACATCTGCAAGAGGCTCAATATTGACATGACCATGTACTAACCCCCGCACAAACAAAAAAATAAGGGCACCCAGCGCAAAGCCAGGTGCCCCGTCTCATTGCCCGATTGACCAAAGATCGGGCTCTTTTTTTGGTCGATTCGCCGATAATTCGCCGATTGGCTAAAAGCCTTGGGTCTTTTTCGATCGATCGACCATGGCCTGCCGCCAGGTTTCACTTGCGTACAACAAGCTCGAACCTACTCGAACCTGCTCGAGCCCAGAGGCGTTAGCGGCTTCAGCAATGCTGATTGTACGCCAAAAAGCACTGGTGAAAAGTTGGTGCAAATTTGGCATGAATTTGGTTACGCAGCCTTCAGGTAGTCCATGCACACCCAACCGCTGGGGATGCGCGCCCAGTTGCCGGATGTTTGCAGCACGGTCACGCGAGTGCCGTTCTTCAGGCAACCGTTGGAGTATGCGTGCGCCTTCGCGTTGGCGGTGAGGTTGCGGTACGGAACCTTTGCGTAACCCGTGCCCGCACCAGTGCGGACATAAAGAGCCGATGCGGTCACTTTATACGTGCCGTTGCCCGTGCTCTTGATGGTGCCACTAGACTTGGCGGCTGCCTTGGTGGCGTAGTCCATGCAGACCCAACCGCTTGGTGTGCGACCCCAGTTGCCCTTTGTTTCGAGCAAAGTGAAGCGCAGGCCATGCGGATAGGTGCGGACGATGCCGCAGTTGACGCTTGCACCGCTTCGTACATGGAGAGCCGATGCGGTCACCATGTAGGTGGAGCCGATGCTGTAGCTCTTGGAGCCGTTGTAGCTGGACGGTGCCTGTGTTTCGGTGGCTCCCTGCTCCACGGTGCCGCCGACCTGGCCAGTGCCCATGTAATCGCGAACAGCAGCCTTGAACATGTTCCAGCTCTTGCCGTAAGAGCTGAAATAGCTCAACGGGTCAGTGTGGTCTGAGCCTCCCCAGCGCATACGAGCATCGTTGTGGCTGATAAGCCGATCGATCCCCCAACCTCGCTTATTGAGGTAGTCGCCGCACCATTTAACCGCCTCATCCCACTGTTTGTTGAAATCTGCGCGGTTCGTGGCGTGACATAGCTCGATGTTGACGCAACGGCTGTTGCCGTTGCCAACCGCCCATGCCTTGCGGTTGTCCTCCATGCAGTGGTACACGGTGCCGCCGTCCAAGTCCATCACGTACTGGACGGCGTACTGCCAGCTCCCATTGCCGTACAGGCGCACGTGGTTGTATGCGCTAGCGCCTGGGTTGGCGGTCTCGTGCACCGTCAAATACTGGGCACTGTTGTATCCGTGCCCATGGTTGCAGATCGTCTCCTTCTGCACGTAGGCGTGTGCGGTGCCAGGCATCAGCACCGCAGCAAGCACGAGTGCCAGCAGCAGCCCAACAACCTCGGCAAAAGCCTTCTTCTGGTGCTTGCTCACTTCGCATCGCCGTCCTTCACCGTGCTGATGCCGATGCAGGCGCCGATGAACGTGCCCGCGCCCGTGATGATGGTCGCAGCGGTG